AGATGATTCATTTGAAGTGTTAACAAAAACCATCATAGTTTCGTAACCAAGTTCTTCGAGTTCTTCACGTATGGCAATAATATTATACTGTTCGTTTGTTGTGCCTGTAATAATCAGAGGCTGGCGCTGACGGATTGCTTCACGGCGGGTGTCACGTGAAAACTCATATAGTTTATGTTTGTCGTTCAGAATTGATATTGCTGTCGTTGAAGTAATTTCAACTGCATTTTGTTCAGCAATAGCTTCACGTATAACAATATCTTTACCTGAACCTGGACCACCAGATATGAAAATGGCTTTGAACATTCCATGATTCACACTTTCATGTATACCCATACCTTTGCGAACATCACGGAATAATTCTTTGGCGTGTTTCTCTTGCACGTGTGGTGGAATACCCTGACGGAAAGAAGCAAAATCACCACTGTTTGCATGTTCACGCATTTTCGATGCTGACATACCTTCTGCACCCTCGGCATCTGGGTCACGGTGACCGGCAGACTTTACCTCAATCTTTTTGAAGTTGTATAGTTTACCGGGATCTTCACCATTGTATTGGTGAAGTTTCTTTTCATATTCTGGAATACGGTCTGAGCCTGCAACCATTACTAAATGGTCATGCCCCATAGCATGTAGTCGTGCCGCATGTTGCAAGAACGTTGGCATTTCTTTGCTGGAAGATTCGATGTTAGCACCAGGAAAGAAACGTTTTGCGTGTAACAATTTACGTTTAACATCTAATGGATTCTTCTTAGCATCCACAGAATGTGAAATGATAACATGGTGGGGTGCATTATAATCGTGTGCAATTTCTTGAACACGGTTGACCAACTTTTCGTGACCAATAGTTGGTGGATTCATACGTCCAAAAGCCATAACAACAGGCTTGTTTGTTTGCATGTCTTCTTCTATTTTTTGTAAAAACTTTTTCATATGTTTCTGATTCCTGCAAAGTTTCTGCGGGAAAATTCTGCACGATTAACAAATTTATCTGATTCTTTTCCGTGGTGGAAGACGTAACCTTCTGGATTTGCCGCTTCACCACCATGTTCATGTTGGAACTCCTGATGTTGATTCATCACATTAATGAGCACGTTTTTTGCTTTCTGCAAATGCTGGTGCATTTTGAACAAATTATTGTAGTGTTTTCGGTTTCGGTCAACTTTACCCAACTCATCTTTCAGTTCAGATTGTTTACCGGTTCGGTTCTTTTCAACTTTCAGCTTGTCGATTTCTTTGTTTTTCTTAGTTTCTAGCCATTTAGAAAAGTTCTGATGGTTTGGCGACTCACCTGTACGAACAGTGTGGTTCATATAAGTTTCTAAGTGGCCACCAACACCATGATGTGTTGATGTTCCTGCGTACATGTCATCACCATGTGTGTCATGTACAGCTTGTGCGCCTGCAATATGTTTATTGAATTCTGCTCTGTCTTTAGGACCAAAATGAACCTTGGATGTATCCATCCTAGGATCAACCGAGAATACATCGGAGTGTGGTTTGAAGTTTTCATGGTCAACTTCATGTGAAGCACTCAAACTTCCGGAATCTTTACCTGAATATGAGAGGTGTGTGACGACACCAATTTTAGCCTTCTTAACAGCAGTTTCATGTGTGCCATGTGCTGTATATGTTAATCCTGATGGGTTTGGGTGAAAAGATGTTCCACCACCTTTTGCGGATGTTTTATCTTCGTGTGAGAACATCATATCACCCTGATATACACCCTTTTCTGGTGCAACTTTAGGTAAATGCTTTAGTGCATCTCCCAATTTCTTCACTAAACCGGGTGCGTGTCCGTGGTTCTTCTCGATATCAGCAGGTGTGTAATTAATCTTTGGTGTTTTGTTGAATGCAGATTTTGATGCTACAAAAAACTTACCAGTCTCTGGGTGATGACCATACACAATAGCGGGAGAACCATCATATTTCGTTGTCAATTCTGAGGATTTTTTACCCTGCTGTATATGTGATGCGGCAGCCGTAAGTGAAGCAATAGCATGTTTAGCTCCCTTCTCTCCGTTCTGGAGTGGGCGGTCTTCCACGTGCGTGAGATGTTTAATCTGGCGGCTGGCCCCTTCTTCAGGGTCTTCTTGTTCTGTTAAAAATTTGGAAAAAGATAGCATTAAATCCTCGGTGTAGTACGCTGTGACTATGTATTATTTAGTAACCCCAAATCTTAATATCTACCCATTTATCCATATCTTCTCTAATCAAGGAATGCTTTCCAATGTTAAATTTACCATCCGTAAAAGGGTGGTCAATATCAATACGTTCAACTGGTATAGAATTTCTTAGTAGTTGCTCATGTAGCATTTCGTGGCCACAAAGAGGAACACCGAGGCGCCTCAAATTTAAATATGTTGAAGCGTAAACATTCATTGTGTCTGGATCAGCAATGGCAAATTGGTCATTCAATAATGGATTAGGTCCATCAGTGTCTTTCGATATATACACTTTGCCTTTTTCCAGAGAAGAAAAGTCTATGACTTTATTGAGTGCTAGGTCAAACCTACTTCGTATAACAAAGTCATATTTTACATCATTTAAAACTTGATGGCGAATTCTCAGGTCGTTTGCTTTATAAATTGAATAAAACATTGACGTACAGAAATTAGCTGGATGTGAAGCATTCGGAACAAACATGTCGGAGTTTGTTGTTGCCGGTAATGGCATATCGTATGCCAGATATATTGGATCGTAGATGAAATTTATATCTTCATACATTTTCATCTGGATTATACCACCCTGTGGTTTCCATGTATGGCAGAAAACATCTACATTGTAAATATCTAAAAGATTTCTCTTAATGTAGTTTTTTGCTTGAAATAAACTTCTAGCTTGTCCCGACAGACACAGTGCTAGTTTCAGAGATGAATTTTTCGACATAATCAGTACAGACTCCAATAAGGTTTCGACCCTTTATATATTCCCAATAGGAAGGACACCTTTCAGGCATGACCGCAACTGATTTGCTTGTTAATTTTTTTCCGGGATATGTCCAAATAACATCATTTGATGTTAGTGTGAAATCATCTTCTTGGTGCCAAAAATAAACATATTTAAACGGTCTAGTGATTAATTCATGAAGTGCATCTAAGTTTTTGCAATGTAACCAGAGGCCTTGTTTGCCGATGAATTCTTCTTTGACCATATATTGTGGCTCATCATGCCCCAGCCACCACTGGTCTTTTATCCACCAAACATCAATCTCACAGTCATATCCTTTTTCTAATGCCAATAGGATTTGACTCGGGTGATTTTCTTTTTGTTTATTCGGACCCTGAAAGAGTCCACGATGTGCAATCATTTTCATTGATATAGACTCTTATGTTTGTATTCACCAAGTGGTGTGTGCATAATTGTTTTGTTAATCATAAATTCTTCCCATGGTAATCCAAGCCTACGAATGAATTGTTCAGAGATAACATGTGGACACAAAAGACCGGTTTCATTATAAACTTGTGGTAAGAAATGCAACACTTTTGAAAATAGACACATTGAGAAGAAATTACCAACTTGAATCATGTCAGATGTTCCCTGACCCATATGGTTTCTATAACCAAGTGTGTAGAATTTCTGTGGATTGAACTCCGGCAAAGGTTCATTGAATGTTAAATCTGGACGCATACGAATGACTAAATCATATTGCTTACCAGTTTTAAACATATGGTCTTCAAGCATTAACATACCTGAGCCTAGTTTGTACAACATGGAAACAATGTTCTTGGGTACATGATAAAAGTTTTTATAAAACTCAGCACGTTTAGCAAAGTCTTCTTTGTGGTCTTCATAATCTTCAACAACAAAATCGATGGGTTTGTATGTTTGAATGATTGCTTCATTATCAATCATTGGTGCATCATCAACAATACCAGCTTCGCTATGTGGGTCCCAATATGCTTCATCACCCCAAGTGTGTATGAAAACATCAGGATTATATCTGTCAACAATATGTTCTTTAAAATTGGGATAAACTTGTTCCCAACAACGCATGTGTCCTGTTAATACTACTGCTACGTTCATGTTTTCCTCACAAAATATAAGTTTTCTTCATTTACTTGTGACGTAACTTTATCAATCACAAATCCATTTTGTTCCAAAAAGTCAAGTGCTTCTTGTTTCGTATGTTGACCTTTGTATAGTCTAAGTTTATCCTCCTGTGGAACTTCAACAACACCAGATTGCACCATCGATATTTTTTCACCGAGACCTTTGAGTACGGCTAGGTCTGAACCTTGTGCATCAATGTGCAGGTGGTCAATCTGTGTAATTTCAGGTGCAAAGATTGTCAACCAAGTATCAAGACGATATACGGCCACCTTTTTGGATTCACGTACAACAAAGTCTGTGCGACCCGGCCATGTTTCGGATAAATTATCGGAAAAATCATTTAGTGAGGCTGAACCCGTGTCACCTTGTACCATATAAAAATCTGCTTCTCCGTCAAAATCGGAGATAGCATGTTCATAAACATGATAACGATCTTTCATACCTCTTGCTTCTGCGGCAATTCGTAGAAGTCTTGCAAGTTCAGGCGTGGGTTCAAACGCATAACAAATAACATCTGGGTTATGTTGTGTTATGTTCAACGAATCTTGCCCATGGTGAGCACCAACATCAAATAAAATCATTTTATCAACCTTTCAATTTAAATAATTGTCCCAAGTTGTGATTACCTTCCGATACTGGACATTGAATTTTCAATATAGAATTCATTTTCTCGAAGCAGAAATCTTGAATTTTTTTGGTCCATAATGCATCAACACAATCGTGAAATAACCAAAACGTATTTTCATTTGTGTAAGGCAAGATGCAAGAAATGTCTTTAAATAATTGGTCTTCTGTGTGACCACCATCAATGAAAACAAAATCAATTGCTGTGTTGAAATTTCGTTCAATTATTGTTGGAACATCATCTGGTGACCAGCCAACTTCAGCTATCAATTCATTTTGCAAATCAAATTTGTCACGAAGATACATTATATTTCTATAGCCATCCGAATCGTGAACGACCTTTTTTGACTTGTATGTAAAGTGGTTGAAATATTCTTCCACATAAGCATCAATGGTGACCAATTTTCCACCGGTTTTCTTCATGGCCATTGCGGCAGATAAAGCACTAATTCCAAATCCAGTACAAAGATCAATACCATTCTTCAGATTGTTATCAACAATAATCGAATGTAGAAAGTCATATTCTTTCTGTGTAATACTCCAGGGAAAATCGTGTGCTTTTTGCTTCAATGAACTTGGATAGCTACTAACAACCTCGAAAGGAAAGGGTGCATCTTTTAAATTTAATAGCTCTTTAAACATTTTATTCCTTATGATTGTCTAAGAAGTAATTAAGGTCTTCAGGTGTACCGATGCCCCACATCTTTTCGATATTCTTAACACGGACTTTTTTACCATCACCAACAGCTTCATTGAACACTGGACATGTATAAAATTCACCATTAGTTCGAATGTTTTTATCAATCATTTGTTCAGCGTACTTAACGTAGTCAGAACCGTGACGCCAGTAGTAAATACCAACAGTTGCTTCATCAGAAATTACTTTCTTCTCAGCAACTTCGGACACAAAACCATCTTCATTCAATTTTGCGTATGACCATTTTGGATGTGTTGCTTTGAATGTGAGAATACCACCATCGATAGAATCGGCTGAGAATGCGTACATGCATTCGTTAGAGTTCCACTCAACGAATTGGTCTGAGTTTGCCATAACAAGAGGTGCATCATTGTCGATATATTCTTTCGCCAATAATGTGGTGCAAGCGGCACCTTCCGTGATACCATCGACTTGCACAATCTTGCATCCAGGTGCAATCAGATTCAACAGATATTTTAGATTGTAGGTTTCGTAGTGTTCTCTCTGAACCAAGAAAATATAGTTTGCTTCGATGTTCAGGTTTTCAACCACGACTTGAATCATGGGTTTGCCACGAACTTCGATCAACGGTTTAGGAAAAGTGTAACCAGCCTGTGCAAAACGTGAGCCTGCGCCAGCCATTGGAATCAAAACGTTCAATTTCTTGTCTCTCCATGGTAGAGACTTTTTGCTTGTACCTTCAATTGTGTTCATAAGGTCATAAATCCTTTGCATCATATATTCAGAGTTAACTTCTTTCGCATTTTCGACCGCAAGGAGGTGTGCTCCAGAGTCCAATGCGCCTTGGCGTCCAATGTGACTATCTTCTACAATAATTGTATTTTTAGGAAGTGCATCCAGTGCAGTCATGCATTTCCAGTACATTTCCGGATATGGCTTCGTGCGAGATACATCCTCATTACTGACATAGTAGTCAACTTCGTCCATTACACCAATACTTAGTAGAGATAATTTTACAGTTTCTCGTATAGAGTTTGATGCAACAGCAATTTTGTAACCACGTGCTTTAATCTTACGAAAGATAGTCTGCAACAAGTATTCTTTACAGAAGCCACGAACAAGATTAAATGTTGCATCTTGTTTATCTTTCCATACTTGGTCGTATACTGATATAGGTAGACCTTTTTGTGCGGTCAACATCTTGAGTTTTTTAGTCGTATTCAGACCATCGTATTTACTCAGATGTTCCTCACGTGTGATCACAAATCCTTCACCGACTTTCCTTAGTGCATCGTTGAGGGCGTCATAATGAAGTTCACGTGAATCAATCAAAACTCCATCAAGGTCAAAAATAACTAATTTACTCATGTTTATTAAACTTTCTTAAAATGGAACGAACGTCTTCAATAGGTGCATCAAGCGGCATCTTATGAAGTTCATACATATCGGGATTTTTAAAATACGCCATTAGCAACAGACCTTGGTCATCATCAACAAGACCAATGCTCATCAAATAGTCGAGTGCTTCTTTCATATCAACAGACAAAACTTGCCATTGTTCTTTTTGTGCAACGAATACACCGCCGATGATGAACACCACATTATTCTGTACAGCCTGAGAAACTTGTTGTTTTGCTTGTCTAGATTCTGGATCACGATAATTAAAATAATGCATCAAGCCTGGAGTGAAATCATATTCCCATGTTTTGTTTGTAGGAATATGTTCATCATCACGGCAATAACCAAAGTCAACCCATGCGGCAAACTCATTTGTGATTAGACCACGTTCAAATGCATCCGAAACATAGAATGCTTTGAGTGATGTAACACCAACATAGTCTTTCGACCAATATTCTGGATTACGAACCTGATAGGGATTAATTTTTTTGACAAACTCAGGTGATGTTTGAATTGCTTCAATCTTATCACGGAGTTCTTTGTGAATATTGAAGTAGTCATATTCAACTACTTTAATATTTGGAGAAATTGCGGCTAAACGTGGCGCAATGTCAGGTGAAGTATATACAATGATTTCAGTATCAATCTCACACATACGTGTGAAGTGGTCAATGTATTTGTCAACTGAACGTTGAAGATAGTGTGGAAGTGGTCCACCATTTTTCTCTTTGCTTGTTGACCAATCACCTCGGCCGATATCATAGAATGCAGTAACGATGCTAATTTTGCTCATTTCAAAGTCCCATATTTATTAAATTATGTAGTTTAAGTATTATACACGAAGTATTTAGGCGATGTGCCAGTATTGGTGTCCGAAGTAATAGAAAATTGGAATTTTTTCATATAATATTCCATCCATTCCGGAACACGATCATATTGATGTACGATAACGAAGTCTTTACCTTCTGCATTGTAAACAACACCATCTTTCATGTATGGCCTTTCTTCTAAAAGAAACGGACCGAAATCATTAAGTTGGTCTGGTTTATTTGTAACGTGTGCGTTAATTGCCCATGCATCACTCAATTTCATAAATACTGTTTCACTATCCCATGGCAAATATGAAAGCAACATGTTGTATGCGGCTTGATCCGCCACCCAATCTGGACGATTGCTCGACATTTGATATAAAGCAAAACACAATGATTTAATGTGTAAGGATGTGCCTGCTAAAATACCAACATTATAGACTTCATTCTCGCACACATCTTTATAAAAATATTCACCAAAATTCTTAATGATGTTATTTCGGTTCCAAGATTCATCTTTAATTTTAATAGCCTCAGATTGTGCAATAATTCCAAAATCTCTACTACCAAAAATCTTTTGCATGTATTCAGATGGATTCTTTTGAAAAATTACATCACGAACATCTGTAGTGATAACATATCGATAGTCAGAATTCTGTTTGAGATAATCATAGATGTATAAGAACCTCAACATGTGAATCATCATCTTATGTTCATTCTTTACTCGAACAACTGTGACACCAGCATCCTGAATTTGCTTTATTGTAATTTCGTCTGAATCAACAGCAACTAAAACTACATCACCATCAAAGCCGGATTCCTTTATTGATAGAATCCAGGGCTTTAATATTTCATATTTGTAATTAGTGTATACACCAATGATTAAGTCTTTTTCCGCCATGGGTATTCTCCATTCATTCTTTGTTTCATCGCTTCATTTCCTTTCATAAAGAAAACATCTTGTACCGAATCTGCTCGACTGGCTACTCTGTAGTTTACAGTATACTCACCATTCGTGTCAAATTTTGGTAAATTTTGCATCATAAATGGAGATAAAATTCTATCAACTTCTGGTTGCTCCTGTGGGTGCCTTGCACGGCGATACCAGTAAGGAGAGAAATGAATTGCCGCCATCTTCGGAATCATAAAGCAATTCACATCAATAAAATTGTCATCCAATATAGATTCCCATTTACCAAGAGATTCACAATCATCGTTACATATGTATGTGCCTTCCTGAGATACAATTTTCCTCAGAGAATATGCCCAATCGTTTCCTTGTTGAATAACGTCAACAAGCGATTCGATATGATTGTCTTCATACCAATTGTCCTGGTCAAGGAAACAAATATACTCACCGTTAGCAATATAAGACATTGCACCATAAATTCGGTGTCCGTTATATTGACTGTGACCTGTATTGTAAGGCAATTGAATCAGTAGGGCCTGTGAGCCTTCTAACATACCTTGTGTAGCTTTAGAATATTGTGGACCATCGGCTACCACAATATGTTCTATATTCGAATAAGTCTGATTGTTTACAGATTTCAATACATTATATAATTGATGACTACCTGTTGTTGGGGTAATCACCGTCACCAGTGGTTTCATAATTTAACTCCTTGTTACTTTCAATATCTTTTGTATTTGTGCTTCAATTACAGGCCCACGATTTGGCCACTTAATGATTGGTTGATCCGCAGTTTTGAGTAGTTTCATCAAAAAAGGAATAATAAGTTTTTCAGCTTCGGCTAGTCTAGCCTTATATTGTTCTACAGTATCTTGTTTTTGTGAAATGAGAGAATTATATTCTTCTTCATCGGTAGCGGTGAAGCCGAAATCAAAATCATCGTCATACTCACTGAGTATTTTTTGTGTGTCTTTGTCTAGTGGCATATTTCTATATTATTTTAAATCTATTCGAAATGCAAGCCCTGTAATTCCGGACCTAGATTTTCCTCGAATATCAAACTTTACTTTATTTTTTATTGAATCCACGTATCGACCATCTATTTCATAAAATCCCTTTGGACTTAATATACTATCCGCTACTGCTCCAGGATATTTTTTTAATGACAGTTCACCTGTCATAGATTCATATAATAATGCTGTAGTGAAATCTACATCATCATCAATAAACTTTAGTAATGATTCCATTAGCCGTGCCTTATTATTTGCTAACCAGTATTCGTAGTTCTTATCTTTAATGATTTTACCTTCTTTAATAAATTCGGAAATTACCTTTGGAGAGGCCTCTTGTTTAATTCTAGGTAAATTACTTTCTGACAATAATCGGGTAGGCATTGTTCTCAATTCTGTTATAATTGATTCCAACACTTTACTTTTTGTTCGATTAGGAATATGCTTGGCTGCGGCTTCAAAAAGTTCAGCAGTAGATGCTCCCTGACCTGAGGCCAATTGAACTGGACCGGCCATCTTAATAGAAGTTGTGTGCAATTTATTACCTATCTTAAAAACAACATCAGTCTTTGGTTCAGGATTAGCTGAGATAGATCCAAGCGGACTTGTTCTGTCATCCGAGTGCCAAGCCTCAACAGTATTTCTTCCTGCAAAAGTCATAACATGAGATACACATTGGTCAGCCTGCTTTAAGATTTTGTCAGAATAATTTCTACTAAACTTGGTTATTTTGTTATTCCTAATTTGTATCTTTTCTACAATACAAAATTCCAAATCTACACCTTCTGATGCGGCCATAATACACTCCCTCAAAAGGAAGTATTTATACTTTAAATCCTCCGAAATCTTTCTTCTTGAAGTTGCCATTCTGTTGAGGTTTTGCAACTGGATTGTGTCCAGCATCAGCTAGACCAGATTGTGCATCCTGTTCCACATCATACAGTTTCATCTTAGACCTGTCAACACCGAGAACGAATCTTTTGAATTTTGATGGATCAGAATATCTATTCTTCAACTGTTTCACCATAATCTGACCGAGTGCTTCAAGTTCTTCTGAAGAAATGAGAGCAAACATCAAGTCTGCGGTTGCTGGCAAACCAAAACTTTCACTTGTATCTTCGAGTCCGGGGTCGGATGAAGTAAAACCGGACCGTGTTGTTTGTGTAGCAGATACAATTGGGACTCCGAATTCAACGGCAAGTCCTCGCAATTCTTCTGCAATGGATTTAACATAAGTGTAGGAGTTGATGTTTGCACCTGCCTTAATCCTAGATGAACAACAAATATTAAGATAATCAATGAAGATAATATCAGGTACAAAAGATTTTTTAAGGTTAAGTTCATTTAACAAGGTTCTAAAATGTGTTGCTGAAGCAGATGCTGTTGGATATTCTTTAATAATTAATTTACCTGTGGTCATCTCTTTGACACGCTTAACCTTTTTATCGTACAGGTCTTTAGGAAGTTGAATCAAATCATCAATAGAAACGTTCAGTAAGTTTGCATCAATACGTTCTGCAATCTTTTCTTCTGCCATTTCCATTGTGATATACAATACGTTCTTACCTTGTGACATAGCACCAGCGGCGACATGACACATAAAAAGAGATTTACCGACACCAGTGCCAGCCAAGGCGATATTAAGGGTTTTCTTAGGTAGACCACCCTTCGTGATTTTGTTGAAGTAGTCAAGGTCGAACGGAATTCGTTCTTCTGTTCTGTGGTAGAATTCATAACGACCATCGGAATCTTCCAAATAATCGTGACCAACCGAGTTATCGAAACTTACTGCAAGTGCATCGGATAGAATTTTAGGAATTACACCTTTGTCATTGGTCTTATCTTTACCATCAAGTATGGAAATGGAATTTAAGACTGCATTATAAATGGCTTTTTCCTGGCAGAACTTTTCAGTTTTGTCGATGAGCCAACTGTTATCAGTTTTTTGTTCCGTCTTTGAAGATTGTTCAATTTCTTGTAGATAAGTTTCGCACTTCTCCACTTCTTCATTTGTGAGATTACGCCTCTCTTTGATGGCCAATGTAATCGCTTCAACTGATGGTGTACTATTGTAAGCATTTGTAAACGATAAGATTTCGTCATAAATTACCTTTTCACTTCTATCTGTGAAATATTCATCTTTGAGGAAGGGCAAAGCCTTCCGCAAATAGTCTTCATTTTGTATCAGGTTCCTCAGAATAGTCTGTTCCAACTTCATCAATAATTCCTTTATCTATATTCTGTGACATGATACTAACCAAAATATCACCAATGTGATTCTTGAAATTCATGTCAGTTTCAAGTTCTTCTTTTTGTAACGGAGACTCTAATACATTATACATGAATTGAAGATAGATGGCACCATCTTTCTCCTCCTCAAATTTCACTTTACCATATTGATAAACGGTATCAATGTATTTTCCCGACAGCAGTTTGATGCCGACTGTAGTTTCTTCCGATTCGGGAATTACATAGTTAAAATCAACACCTTCTTTATACTGGTTCATCTTCTACCTCAATTTCTTTTTGAATGATTTCTCCTGCCGCAACACGGTATTTGTTCTCAATGAACTGTTGGAAGGATTGTGTTTTTAGAATTGGTGCCCAAAAGTCTTTAGTGTCCGTATCTTTGATACGATACTTCTTTTCTTCTACTTCGCCGGTGGATACATCCACTTTGCTATACCACCCGTTTGAGGGTTTGATGACATGTCCGGATTCCAGCGCAATATCAAGTAAGCCTGACCAACGGCTAATGCCACCGTCAAAAGATACAGACACAGGGATTTTAGATTTTTCTTTAACATATCTACTCTTTTCTACGTTAATAATAAAATTATAACCGACAACCTCAGTGCCTTCTTTTTCTTGCTGACGACCAATGATAAAGATGTTATCGGCAGAATAGTAAGAACCTGTGCCACCACCAACAATATCCTTTGGATACAAACCAAGTTCTTTGTATGTGTGATTCACAACAACCATCGGAATATCTTTGAGCGACAAGTGTGGAGTTACCATACGGAACAAAGACTTCACTTGTTTTGCACGTGACATATCAGCAACAGATTTACCTTCAAGTGCATCGTCAACTTCTTTCTTTGATGCAAGATTACCAATTGAATCAATGATGATAATCAGTTTGTCTGTTCTCTCAAGATTGGTTAACTGTTGCATGATATCAAACTTCAATTGTTCAATGTCAGTAAGTGGTGTATGGAGAACACGATTGGTGTCAATACCAAAACTATCAAAATAACTCTGCGGAGTACCAAATTCAGAATCATAAAAAAGAAGTGCGGCATCGGGGTATTTGTCCAAGTAAGATTTGGCCATCAATAGTGAGAATGCAGTCTTAAAGTGTTTTGATGGGCCGGCCCACATTGTAAGACCTGGTGTTAAACCACCATCCAATTTACCAGACAACGCAACGTTGACAATCGGTACGGATGTGGAAATCATATCTTTGTCTAAAAAGAATTTTGATTTTGCCAGAATGGCTGAGTCTTTGATAGAACTGTTCTTTTTAATTTTGTCCAAAATGCTCATAATTTTTCCTTTAATCGAATAGTGAGTTTGTTCGTTCCGTTGTCCAGTCCATACAATCAAGAATGACTTTGATTGGCTCTAGAAATGTTTTGTCGAATTGCATGTTGTAGTCGATGCAATCTTGAAGACCAAATTCGGGAGGTAATCTTCCTGGAAATGATACTACATTTTCTTTAAATATGTTTGGTGTTTTTAGATAAGTGAATTTAATCTTCTCACCTTCTTGAATCAACGGATACTTCTTAGATAGGCCTTTTTCTTCAAGGTACTTATTATATAGCAATGCACCTCTCACGTGGATTGGTGTACCTTTTGAATATATGGTAGTCTTGTTTCCGTACTCTTTCAGACCATTGATGCCACGTGGAAAAGAAATATCTTCTACATTCAGCTTCTTGAATTCAGTTCGGAAAGTATCGATGAATATGTGCATGTCAGCTTCGGTACCCTTCATCATAATCTGAAGTGCTTGTTTCATCTTCTCACGCACGGGTGTGGGAGTGGAAGACTTAATCATTTCAAGACCCATGACCTTCATGTCTGGTTCGGTATACTGAACACCTTCATTGTTATACACGTGCATGATGTAACGTTTCTTTGCAGTCCAGATACCTTTATTGGCCAACGCTTCACGTTTCATTTGCATCTTTTGTGCATATGCTTTAACATAATTAGCAAGTTCGTTATAAGAAGCGTCAATGTATGGCTCAATTTTAGCCTCACAAATTTTATCCATGAAGGATATCGTCCTGTCAATATCGACAGTTCTGTCCCCCATCGCAGATTTAACCAGAGGTCCAAGGTTGAGATAGATAGAGTCAGTATCCGATGCAATGACATAATCTTTATTCTCCGTTTTCATAATTTTATTTACATACAGATTCAGCTTTGCTTCAATCCAACGAATAGAAAACTGGCCAGCAGTGGTGACACCCAAGGCCATACGTAAATCATAAAACCGAAAATATTGGGAACCCAAAGCACCATAAGCACTATTAAGGGATACTTTTTTTGCCAACTGTAGGTTGTTGTATCTGGCGATACGTTTCTCAATGTCATATTTCTTAGTATCATCTTTTTCAGCCTCATAGTCTTTCTTAGCTTGAATCATCATCTTTTTGAACTTCTTACGATCCTCATACATATCTTCCATCATTTTAGGTAAGAAGCCTTGTATATCGGTACGGAAGAATTGACCATTCGGAGTGATTGTTACATTTTCGAGAGCAGACAAGTCAATTTCTTTTTTCAGAAGTTTATCAACGGAAACACCTTGCGAGAGAATGTCACGCATTTCTTGTGTGTAATTTGCAGGCTCAATGAGAGTTTCAGGTGAGATATTGTATTGCATCATCAAATGCGGATACAATGAGTTCAGGTCAAACGATGCAACCCAATTGTGAAGACCAACTTGGGGTTCTTTAACATAAGCACCCTCAAACGCTTCACTCTTTTCTTTCACAATACGTGGAGGAACCACAATATTCTGATTCATCAAGTTGTTGTAAGTCAGAGCATCCCACATACGTGTCTGTGCAAAAACATCATCATAGTTGGTCTTCGTATCATAAGCCAGAGTAAGTGCAAGTTCAATCAACTTGAGTTTATCTTCTAGTTTTAAAATCAAGTCAACGTCTTTGATGTTGTATTCAATAAAGAGTTGGTAATTCAACCTATAAAGTTGGTGCAGGTTCTCATATTCTTCATATGAGATTTTACCTTCACCGAGTTCGAATTGTGCGATTGCATCCAAACGGTAAGATTCTTGTGACTTGCCGTTCGGTGAATACCATTTATACAGTTCAAGATAGTCAAGGTCACCAACACCAACAAGTTCATACACCGTCATTTTACGGTTCATAACAAATGCTTGGCGTTCAGAGATGATGTTCCACGGAGACAACTTCTTAGCCTCATCTTCACCGAGAACCTTACGCATACGATTCACAAGATATGGTACGTCAAAGAACTTGGTGTTCCAGCCAGTCAGAGCATCAGGACATTTCTCTTGCCAGAGTTTAAGAAAAAACTTGAGCAAGTGATATTCGTCTTTGCACTTCATGTATCGTTCAGTACCCTTGACCTCATAATCACCACAGCCGAAAACGAACATATGCCCGCCGATAAAACGGAGGGCAATAGCAGTAACTGGTTCATTGGCCAGATATGGATCAGGGAAGCCGTTCTCTGAACCAACCTCAATATCGACAATTGCAATAGAGACTTTATCAAAGTCCCAATCAATCATTTCTTTGTGCTGTTCACCTATGAATGCGTATTCAAAACGATTTTGACCATAGATTGTTTTACCGGATACACCTTCGAACTGGCGTAGATAGTCACGTGCATCACGCATCGTTCCAAATTTATGTGGTTGAAGATACACACCATCTAGTGATGTGTAATTTGTAACTTTGCTCGACTTTTCATAGAGTGTTGGCTGGTATGGAATCTTTAGCTTTGTTCTTTTACCGTCAGTAACGCCACGATAAAGAATGTTGCTACCAACAGCTTGTACGTTTGTATAGAAAAGAGCCATTAACCGGTGATGATTTGAGTTGGTGGAGTGATGATACCAGAGCCAAACATCTGATTGTAGTTGTCCGAAATGTCTGATGCTGGTGTGTAATTATACACTACATGTAGCGGTTCTACAAGAATAATTTCACCTTGTTTTTGTTGAGAGAAAGCTGGGAAAGGAACAAAACCCATCTGAGGTGAAGCACCGGCAACTTTTGGTGGCACCATACGCAACTGTACTGGATTTTTAAGTTGCAATTGCCCTTGTTGATTTACAGAAACATCAGCGATAATTTCCTCACCTGTTACCAATTTAATACCTTGAATATTCATAATTATACCTCTGTGTTGAAAAAGAATGTCTGGAATAAACGTCCATTATACACTGAATCACCAAACCCTGGCAACATACTTCTGTGGTAATATTCACCTCGATACATTACCAATCTATTGAAGATGTTGGACACTTGAACGATTGGTTCCCATTTGTCCATGTTAGTTATTTCTTCCGTATTGTTGTTGTATTCCGTTGATGGTATTGTCGGATCATACATTGAAATCTTAGACTCTTTATT